CGCCAACCCAAGCCATACTTCTAATTCCACTCCTGCTATTGCTACCATTTTTATCACCTATATTCTATTTGTTTGACCGCACTATACGGTATGAAGGAAAGAGGCCTTGTATCGCCCCTATCCTTGAATATCTTATATCCGTGAGGTGTTTCTTCTATGAACACATTTGTGTAGCATTTTTCCGGCGGGTGATAAACAACCTTGCCGAACCTAACCTCACTCATCTTCCTCCCCCTTCTTTGTCTGAACAACCGAAGAAGGCATTAGCGGGGATATTGTTTCTGTCCCTGTGACCTCGAATCTATCCATTTGTAATTCGTGTGCTTTCTTTTGTGCAACGAGTTCCATGTTGTGTGCGTTAATCGAAGGAATTAATTGAATCTCTGCGGTTTGTTGTTGCTTCCACATATCGAGCGCATCCTTAATTATCAATAGCGCAGGCCCTCCTATAATTGCTATTAGTGTTGTGTAACCATCGAGATTATCTAAAACTGATTGGTTGTGCATTCCCGCCCATATAATATAACAGGCAAAAACAACCCACGATAATACTATTGGGGCTCCGATAATTATTATGAATCTATCATTAAACTTAGTGCTCATGCCTACGCCTCATACTATACTAATTACTGCAAGTGGTCCTTGACTCTTATGAAGGTAGCCCTAATAATTAACGATATAGCCATCCTGTGTTAAAATCTGACCCATCCCATGTATCGAACCAATCTTGGTTGAGCATAAAGTTTATTTTGGCTATAAACTCTTCTTTATCCTCCGAATTGCATAATAATTCTTCATAAACTGACCCAACTTCATATTCATTATAGGTTATAGAGCTCACATACATTTTGAATCTTGTATTATTAACCATGTCCCCATTCGAGTGTTCAGCGACCCCTATTATTTTCAGATAATGTATGCCGAAACCATCTTCAACCCTGCCCTTGTCGACAACTTCTGCTATTATGTATATACAATCCGGAGGAATATCATCGGTGAAATGGTAGGTAACTCTTTCAAATGCCGAACTATGGTGAGCAATTAATACCAAAATTACTATTGCTATTGCTCGCATTGATAATTCTTCAATAATATATCTATGGGGGATAAGTGATTTTAGTTTTTCTAACATCACATTACCAACCCATCTATACCATAGACAGAGGCAATAATCGCTAACCCAATTTTCATAAACTTGAACCCTTCTTTCAATATCTGATTAGTGACCGCTTGTGTTTCATAAAGAGCAGACTGTTGAACATGAAGTGATGCTAAACCATCACCCATTTTTTCAATTAATTCATCATGTTTGTCTAAACGCTTCTCTATATTATCAAGCCGTAAATCTTGAACTGCTGGACCTTGCGCTCGGCTCATTAAGCCTAAGAGGGTCCAAGACTTGTATGAACTCTACCTAAATCGGGGTCCACGATACCAACCGACAAGACTTGTCCTACCGCCACCCAAAATAGGCTCAACGCAATGCTCCTGATAAGAAAGAAATGCTATCATAGTTCCTCTTTTCTTAACAGTATCGGGATTAGGATTTTCAATATACTTAAACTTAAAATCTCCCCCTTGATATTCTTCGGGGTCTGTTAATTGAAGAACCAATGATATTTTTCTATGTGTTCCATGCTGATTCGACCAGTCTATGTCGTGATGCCACCCATAGTGGTAGCCTATATCTTTGTATTCAGTAAATTGTAATTCCGGTAGATAAGATAAATCCATATTGAAATGCTCGTTAGCCTCTTTAGCATAGTTTTCAAAAATCTGATTTATCCAACCATGTTCGTCATCTTTTGGGACCCATCTAATCTGTGTCTTTCTATTAGGGTCTTCATGTATAGGGTCTTCGCCCGCCCTAAATGTTGTTGCGTTTTTACTCGGTAATTCAAGACACGCTTTGATTATTTCATCACATATCTCTGGGGCTACCGCTGATTCCCATACTAACCAATCGGGGAATTGTTGCATAGTTATCCCAGACCGCCGGTCCTTAAAAGGCTTTCCTATTTAATGAGCCAAGTAGGCATTGTTGGAAAATTATCCCCTGCTTCATTTGCCCCTTGACTATCCTCATCGTCAGCATCAAAATAGTTTGTAATGTCTCGCCATGCTTGTCTGTATGCTAACAATTCATTTTGTTGGGATTCAGTATATGTTGCGAATCTATCTGATAACATAAACTGGTCTGTAAATACCAAAAAGGATTCTCTTTCTTGTTTAATCCCAACCCAAGTCCAATTTTCTTCTTCTATATGAGTAACATTACCGCTACCGTCTTGAAAGATTTGTTGTTTCATTTTTAATCACCCGAATGTATTTATCACCCTAACATTGACCCAAGGTATAGCCCCTATTTGGTCTGTAATATCGTTTAGAACTGATGATTGGTTACTTGTAGTGGTTGATGTTTGAGTAACTAATTCATATTGTGTATTTCCTGTTGAGCCTATTTCTCTTAATATACTACAATAAACATCGTTTTGGTTATCTTCATAATAATGGGGGGTATAAGACGCAGGTTTGCCCCATATATTAGTTCTTGTAGAACTTGACCAAACTAAACCTATAAAATACCATGTGTTAGCATCCATTTCATAATTTTGATTAGAAGTTCCGTCGGCATTTTTCATTTGACCCAATATCGCGCTTGTTGATGTAAATGTTATTGAAGTCTGCCCCACTAATTCATCGGGATAAGGTGCGCCACCGACCGCCGCCTTAGAAGTATAGATTCCTATTTTCATAGTCGCACTACTGTTTGCAGTGCTTGCTCGCATTGAAATGTAATCTATCGTTCCACCTTGATAAGACCACATGGGGATAAAGGTAGTATAATTCATTGGGCTAAATTGGTTATATGTTTGCGTTCTAACACCCATCATTCTCGAAGGAACTCTATATTTTACTGTCCCCCAATTGGAAATACCGTTTGTTGATGCTCCATAGTGGCTATCTTTGGTAACACCACCACCGCCTGTTCCGTCATCAATCGTTCCATCTTCTTTTGTTCTTCTAAAGGGTTGTCTCGCCATCTATTCACCTCATGTATTGTTCTGCATTGTAATTGCGTAAAAGGTTGCAGTTAAGGTTGCAGTCGAACCTTGTGTATTTTTGTATCTTATTCTGATTGTATCATCAGACGAGTCATAATCTGCTTCTAATGTTCCTATCCTATCTGAGCCCGAATAAATTATAGCCCATTCTGTGTAATGAACATTTCTTACGGTAGTTCCTAATAGAGACTGTTCTATACCTTGAACCAATGCTTTGAAGGATTCTATTTCTGCATTAGTCTCATCTTCTATTTGAACCGTTAATTCTATTGTTTGTAAGCCGGTTGCTCCAGTATTCATATCTAAATCCATGTTCATTAATTCGATATATCCGTTATTCGCAGTAGATTGACTACTAACTTCTCCAGCAACCACACCTGCCTCATCGTTAGCACCGAAATATATTCCCGATGTTGTTCCGCTTGTTCCTGAGCCTATGGTCACATCTGTTATAGTTTCAAAGGCAACACCATTAGGACCAGTAGGACCAGTAGGACCAGTTGGTCCAGTCGGACCAGTCGGTCCAGTAGCCCCTTGCGGTCCTGTTGGTCCAGTTGGACCAGTAGAACCATCGGAGCCGTCATCTCCGTCTGCTCCAGCCGGTCCTGTTGGACCTGTGGGTCCGGTGGGTCCGGTGGGTCCAGTTGCACCAGTAGAGCCTGTTATGTCTGCGATTTCAGACCATGAACCCGATGCTTTCTTGTAAATCTTATCGTTGCTTGTATTGAAATGGAAGTCTCCGTTTGAACCCCCACTTGGGGTTGTGTTGCTTGAAGTCCATGTTGCTCCATCTGTCCCGTCTGAACCGTTGCTTCCCGATGGTCCGGTTGGACCTGTCGGACCAGTTGGTCCTGTCGAGCCGTCAGAACCGTCGCTACCTGCTGGACCTGTCGGACCAGTGGGTCCAGTCGGACCTGTCGGTCCTGTGGGACCCGTAGGTCCTGTCCCACCATCCGAACCGTCATTACCTGCCGGTCCAGTAGGACCGGTTGGACCAGTGGCTCCTTGTGGACCAGTGGCTCCTGTATCTCCTTTATCACCGGAAAAACTGAGGAAAACATAACACTCGTCACCGCTTGATGGTTCTGAGTTATTGAATACCGGAGTCACGGTTAAGTCATAACCAACATTAGAACCACTCGTCATATCTGCGACAGCAGTTATCTCAAACAAATGACCTTCGTTAGATGGGTCGGGTGTGCCTGAGTCTGTTCCTATAATTTTGATGAATCCCATAGTGGATGAAGTCAAAGATTGTAAATGCTCGAACCAGTTAGTCCATGCGTCTGAGTTTTTATCAAGTCTGTTAATGTAAATGTGAGTTCCACTTGACCATGTGG